ATTGCCTTTGCTTCGGCTTGTGCTACTTTAGCAGGCCCAACGGAGTCAACAGCTTCCTGTAAATCGGAAACCATGTAATCGCGGCGGAACTTCTGAATGTAGTTGCCTAGACGCGCGCGGCCACTGAATTGGTCAGTGAACGTAGTAACGTCAGCACCTTCAGCAACACCAGCAGTGCTGGGAGATGAAAGGCTGTCTACAGTCCACTCAACAAACGTAGCGTTTGCACGTGATTTAGATGCGGATGAAAGTACGGGAGTTTCTTCGGGAGCCAAGATGGTCAGAACGTCCATCAAGTCCTCGCGGTTGGAAACAGCCGAACCAGGATTTGTCGTATCAAACGTATTTGATATTGCCATTTTATTATTTTCTATTTAATTGTTTGGTTCTTAATGAAATGAAGTCATCTTTTTTGCCACTTTGTTTGAACCGTGAAGATAAATCTTTTAGTACTTTAGACGATTTTCGTTGACCCTGTTCTGGCATAGCAGAGGAGGGAACGGAGCTTTTCGGAGGATTAATCTTGGGCTTACCTGCTTTCTTAGTAGGAGTACTAGGTACAGTCTTACGAGCGTACATACTGTCTACTGCGTGAGCAAGCATATAAGGAAGTTCTGCTCCCAGCACTGGGTATTGTTTGTATACCTTCTGCAAGTCTTTGTTTGCAGCAATGCCAAGGAATGCCTTCCTGGTATCATTATCCTCTTCCTTCAACCATTCGAATTCTTTGAGGGCTTTGCTACCAAGTTCTTTTTTAAGAGACTCAGCAGTTTCGTTCCTCTGAACTTTCTTTAGTTGATCGGGAAGATAAAGATCCCTAGATTTACGAGCGTTCTTCAAAGCAGATCTTACCTCTGCTTTAGTCATCTTCTTACCATCTAGCTCAGTAACATCGTCATGAGCGGAGTAATCGTCTGATTCAAATAAAACATCTTCAGCCCATTCGATAATATCACTTATCTCCTTAGCCTTTTCTTGTAATGACTTAATATCCTTAACGTCATCAAACGGATTGTCTTGGACTTCTTCCGTTTCGCGTTTTAAAGGATCTTGTTGTAGTGATTGCTTTACTTTCTCAAGCTCTTCCTCTGCTGCTTTGCGTTTAGCCGTAAGTTCGCCAAAGCGAGCTACAGCTCTACTACCAAGCTTTTCAGCAAGATCTTTAAGCTCATCCTCAGATAAATCATCTAAGTTGTACTGTGAAAGAACATCTTCAGTCTCTTCTTCAGAAGGTTCGTTTTCAGTTTCCTGAATAACTTCTTCTTCGGATTCAACCGCTTCTTCTAGGACTTCTTCCTCTTGAACTTCCTGAGTATCCTCAGCAGGTTCTCCCTGAGTCTGTCCTAAGCGTTGGATAGCAAAATCCTCCGCTGTTATATTTCCGACTGAATTTTGTTCGGTTTCAGCGTCAACCGTGATAACTTCGTTAGACATGATTGTTTCCACTCCTTAACGCCGAGCGATGGCGAAGCCTGATTATAGCATATCTTTTTTATGCTACAGGACAGATGAAAATTTCTTTTGTAGACCCTGCCAGTCAGTCATTTGCAGAATCTGATCGTAAGTAATTATCCGTCCCGAAAGTTGTTGAAGCTTGTCTGTGTCAGCTTCGTGCATATCAGCTATACACTCTTCTCGAAGAGCGTTAATAAGCTGAATGAATCTTGCAAAATGTTCGTGGTGCGATAGGGTCTTTAGGTCTTCTTCTATGTTCATTGCTGTTGCATATTCTGAGTCTGTACCCCTCCCATTTGTGCTGGTTGTGTCCCAATCCTACCTATTTGCGCGTTCTGCGATTGCTGTATAGCGAACTGATATTGTCCAGCGTATTTCTGAAGACGAGCAGCAAAAGCTTCATCTTCTTGTAAACGCTTCTGGACATCAGGCTGCTGGCTGTACTGCTGAACAACTTGTAAAGCCGCTTGAGCACCGCTTGGACGTGCTGGAACTTCGATACCTGCATAAATTTTAGATAAGTCATCTGTAATATCCTTAAGTAGTTTTTCCTGTGCAACCTCAACGGGTTCAAGAACACCATCGGCAAGCACTGGATCAACTGAACCTGCTATCAATGTTAGCAAGTTATCTACATTTATCCTTCCGTTGCGATCTAGCTGTAGAAGGGAAACCATTTGATTTAGTTTGTTTTCCTGCTTCTCTGGGTCTGTGTTCAGAACATCGTAGCTAATTGTAACATCGAAGTTCTCATCAGCGTTCCCCTTGTTAAACGTTTGTGGATCAGGTACACCAGTAACCCTAAAGAATATCTGGTCAGGGCCGAACCTTTGGAAGCAACGATAGCACTGCGATATAACCTCAGCGGAATGGCTAAGGAACTTATCTACTAAGAACTGCTTCCTAATCTGTGAGATTGGAGATACTTCATCTAGGCCAACAAGCCTATCTGCTTGCTGCTCCATTGTCTTCTCCATCTCAAGTGAACCCTGGTTGTACGGAGGCGTAGGCCCAAAATCTATATCGCCTTTACGACGATAAGGAACGTACCTTCCTGGCCCCCAGTCCGTAGGAGCCTGTCCTACTGGGTGTAAAATTGGAGGGACGGTGGCAAGGCTATTCCTGTCGATACGGCTATCACGTTCTATCTTTACTTGTTGCTGTATTCCTTTGAGTAGACTTGGGACAGTCATCGTGTCGTACAGTCGCTTGCTGTCTTCAGATAGCTTAGTAACTACTACTGGGTAATCTTCGTAGCCGTTAAGCAACTCAAACTTTGCGTACCCAGGAATGTCACCATCACCACTGAACTCCTTGTGGAATACTGTGCAGTATATCCCTTCAGAGCCGTCCTCCTTATCAACTAAACGTTGAAATCCATAAACTATTTCTATTAGCTCTTCAGCTTCGTAAGCATTATCGGTAAGGCTTAATGACCGACGACCTTCCTGCTCACGCTCGATAGAATCTATATTAACCCCACGGTAACGATCAATAACGTGTTCTACAAAATCTTCGTCCCATCCATCGGTAGCTATTTTATTTTCTAGCTCCTGTGCCGTGTAGTACGTTTTCCAAAAGCAGTAAGGTGCTCTCTGTGGATCAGTAACATACGGAGGGAAGATAAAGTCCCCATCTGGGGCTAACGTCTTTACCTCTGGTGCATTTACCTGACGGCGTACAACTGGCAACTCAGCAGATCCAACGTCCGCCAGTTCAGCTAGTGCGTTCTTTGCTCGCTTAACTGTAACGCCATCAAAGGTCTGTTGCAGCATAGCTACCATCTGGTCTTCGTTCTGACCCGAAAGGATCATCTCAGCCAGCTCAGGGCTTACCTGGGCTATCTGGTTAAGATCTAGCCTCTGAAGGAACTTCCTATCCTCTGAGTGCCATCCTACGTAGCTTATAAGCAATCCACGCTCTAGCAAGTAATTAGCCCCTAGCTCCATCTCACGATTAAAACGAGAAATGTACCCAGAGGAAATCATCCACTTAAGGAAGTTAGAAACTATCTTAGCTCTGCCTACATCCTGAACCTCTACTGGGAAAGCCCTAATATTAGCCCTAGACAAAGAAGCCATAAACAGGGATACAAGCCGAGTAATTCGCTCATCAATAACATGACTCTCCATGTCAGATGCACCCTCCCAGGGGAAAGCATCAGCACCGTGCTTACGAAGGTCTCTGCTCTTTCCAGGCCACCAATTACGGCGCTCGTCATAACTCTCTCTGCACAAATCAAAGTACGCCTCAAGCTCAACCACTGATTGGTCGTAGGCGTACCGAAGGGACTTGATGTCTGGTTCAGCACTAACGTAGGTTAGTGACTCTGAAACTGAATCACTCTGCATAAAATCTGCCTTTAATATCTTCTAGAAGGTGGTTTACGTACCACTTATGAACACCTATTCTATCACACAATTCTGATGGGGGTATATCTTGTTGATCTTCGCCCTTAATAGTCCTAACAAATATTTCCCAAGCAAGAAGTCTATCGACCTGCTCATCTATAAATGCCTTGTCTACAACTAGGTTATGCAACGTATCTGTAACTTCGTCCTCTAACATCTTCTATCATTTCAATGGTTATTGTCTTTCCATTCATCTTGCCCTTGTATTTCCTAGGGATAACCACAGGTACTTTCATCTTGATCTCGTCTATGTAAGCAAATACATAGCTAGGGTTAGGGGCTTCTGCCAGTACCTTGCCTTTGAAGTGCTTAGGAATAATCTCTTCAATGTACATACAGTCAACTAAAATCTTCTGACCTTCTTCATTTACCCAAGTGTTCCTGCCCTTGCCTGTAAGCATTTCAGCAGATAGCTTTCGTTTAGCTAGGTTAAGAAACGAATCAAAGCTTGATTCGAACCTATCTGCAATTTTAGTTAGTTTTACTTTAGCCATATCTAATATCCTGATCCTATGCGGGTTGTCATCATGCTTCGAGAAAGTACGTGGTCAGGGCCATCGCCTCCATTCGCCATTCGCAAATAACGAATAATATCAAAGAAGTCCTTTAGCGGCTCATCAGCCTTACCTGAAGCGTTGTAGTTAATTAAAGAGTCTATTAGGTTTCCGCAGTCCTCATGCACGTAGCACCTAGGTCTGTTAGCGGAATCTATTGGTACGTTTGGATTGTAGCTAAACCATTCGTCTATAGCACTAATGCCTATCTCTTCCATTCTGCCATCTGACGGAATAAAGGTCATTCCACAATCATCGAACTCGGTAAACAGGTCATCGTTGTCGGAGTTCTCCTTAGCGAAGTACCGACTATCACCTATACGCTCAAAAACCTCTATACCAATATCATCCTCCATCTCCTCGAACAGATCAACATATCCCTGTACGTTGTAACCTATCTTCTTGGATGCTGGCCCATAACGCCACTTAGGATCACCGAACACAGCCCATTCTCCGTAGTAGTCCCTGTCAGGCCACTCCTTACGGATGTACACGTCTCCCTTCTCGTTTACTGCTGCCCATATAGCCACGTAGTTCCTAGCACCTGCTGGGTCAACTACCTGATAACAAGTGTACCTGTGCTGGTCAGATATGTCAGGGAAGGACATACCGTACTTGTTTGGCTCGTCGTTCAATACATTAACCTCAGTGTTAAACAAGGGCAACAAAGAAGTCATGCTCTTAACAGGTATACCGTAAGCACGTACTAGTATCTCTTCTTCTGGTCTGCCTCTAAGGTCTTTAGCTATACGCTCATAACCACCAAAGGGGTTCTCATCTGAGTGCAGGTACACC